TAGCTGTAGCAGACACATATAGCACTGTGGTTTCAGGGTGCTTAGTAACCCACCAAGCAACCCTATATGCGATCATAGCACTCTTTTGATGGTCACGTGGCAGCAACACTAATTGATTGTCCTTAGCATCTTCTCTACTCCACCAACTACATAGTTCCTCATGCACTGTGCCTAGTACACGATGCGGAGCTACAAGTTTAATAAACGTCAACAAGTCAGCTTCTGCTGCTTGTTTAACAAGTTCTTTTTCAGTTACCATTTAACTTTGTTTGCCCAATAAGCAGCACTCATTTTACCTTTAGCAATGTTCTTAGCATGGCGTGCTTTAAAGGATGCTTGACGTGCTGTAGGTTCTTTATCCCCAGTTACGCCTTGCTGTCCAAATCTAATAGTTTTAACAGTGTCGCCTTCTTTAGCAACAACTACATGACTTTTAGTAGCATGACTAGGAGTACGTTTAGGCTTATTAAAACCAGGTACACCAGCACGTTCTAAACGACTATCTTTAGGCATTATTTAGCTTTCTTTTTGTGAACTAAGTTTTTACTAGCTGCCGTGTGCTTTGCACCTGTCATTAGTTTGCCATTGGCATCCTTATGTGTTGGGCCTTTGTATTCTTTACCATCAGGCAAATAGTGTGGTTTGTTTTTCATTTCTTTTTCTTAGCTGTTTTAGCAGAATTAATAAAGTCTTGTTTAGAAGGAGCAGCTTTGCTACCTACCTTACGCATTTTCTCACCACTACCTTCTTTAATGCGTTTGCGTTTTTTGTGAATGTTTTCGTATAGTCCAGCCATTATTTCATCTTTCCTGATTTAGTACGTGCAAAGCTACGATTGGCACTCTTACTAGTAACACGTAAATTACTACGTGCTGTACCACCACCTTTACTTAATGGATTTTTATGGTCAACATCTTTACCATCACCCTTAGACACTTTACCTTCATCCATCATATCTCTACGTGCTTTATTACGTTTAGCTCTATCTTTAACTACAGATGGTTTGCCATCATAAGCCTGTTGTTTTTTGTAGTCTCTTTTTCCTGCGGTCATGTACGGCATTATTTCTTTCCTCCCATTACAATACCAAGTCTAGCCATATCCCCTGCAATACGTCCTGTGGGCTGTGCAACGACCTCTTTAGCCTCTTTAGGGCGACCGGGTAAGCGTTTGCCTTCATCTTCTTTGTAACCCTTCTCAGCAAGCCATTTAGCTGCTGCTGTACCGCCGGGCTGTTTGGCATGTTGCTTCATCTGCATAATTGCTTCAGATCGAAGTTTAACTGCCAATTCTGCTTGCCACTTATCTACATGGGGTTTAATCAAAACATGGTTACGTACTTCCAACCAATGCTCCCAATCACCTAACAACTCCATAGCAACAGCATATTCAGACGGGTCACGGCAGTCTAGAAATAGTTCTTTAACCTCTTGCAGTGTGAATACAGGTTTAAACTTTACGTCACAACGTGCAAACTCTTTAAATAATCCTAAGATTACTCGTTTACTACTACCGTCTAAAAATTTAGTTCTATCAGTCATTAGTGTTGGTCACAGTCATTTTACGTACCATACCTCTAGGAATTTGTGTACGACAACCAACAGTGCCTCCCTCAATGTATGCAGAGGTTAGCACAATGCCTTCAGGCCCATCGTACAACAAGTAACCAATTTGGTTTACTAGTACTGGTGTATATTTAAAATCCTCATCCTCGTGTATAGCCCACGGAGCTTCGTCAATGTCGGCTGCATCTTCCCACTCAACGTATGCCATTTTCATTTTTTAGCCTTGTTCTTAGCTGTGCGACTACCACGCTTAGGCATTTCTTTTTTTGCTTTAGACATAGCAATTGCGACAGCTTGTTTCTGTGGCATTCCTTCATTCACCATTTTACTGATGTTTTTACTAATAGACTTCTGTGATTTTTCTTTAGAGAGTGGCATATTACTTATTTAAACCTTTCATATAAATAGTCTTACCGTCTTGTTTAACGGCTGTTAAAACTTCACATTTTAAGTTATTTGCATCGTAACTTACGTGAACCCATCCTGAATCAGAAATACCTTGTGTATAGAATTCTAAAATAACTTGTGTAAACTTATATGTATCCACAATGTATTGTGCTAAATCAGAGTTAGCTACACCACTAATTTCAATGTCAGCCGCCATACCTTTACAGTGATCTGACGTTTTAGAACCACCTACAGACGTGTTAACCTCAATAGACCTATAACCACTATTAATAGTTACTACTTTATTATAATGGTTTCTAATAGGTTGTACTACATTATCTACAAGTTTTTGTAAGTTTGCAACTACTTCTGGTGACGGAGTATTATCTAATCCCTTACGAGTAGCTGTATCACTTTTGATAAATTCTTTTAAAGAGAAGTTAGTAGATAGTTGTGTCATATTACTTTTTTGTTCTCATTTCCATGATGTTTTCAAGTGTTTTACCACCGAAATAGGCAGACATAATAAGCATACCCCACTGGCCCAAAAGTTGTACATAAGACTCTTTAGCATCATAACCAAAAGCTGACATGAGCGCAAACAGAAAGTAGCCAACAAAAATAGCAACAAGACTAAGAGGACGAATGTTTTTAGATAACCAGCTATCAGTGTTTGCATCTGCTGTCCAGCGTTCTGTGACATTATTCTGTTCCGTTTTATATACTTCTGTTTCATTAGCTAGTTTAGCTAATTCCCCACTCTGTGCAAGTGTAGCAAGTTCTAGTTGTGCTTTAGCTTTCTGTTCTGGGTCTGGAATAAGTTTATCAATTAACTTTCCACCAACAGCTAATAATCCTGTAATATCAAACATTATTTACCTTTCAAAGCAATTACGCCCCAACCAACTAGTGTAAAGATGGCTGCTGCTACTAATATACATAACGCCGCTATAATAACCTCGTCTATCTCTTTCTTTCTATTAGCTGCTGCTTTAGCGTCTAATATTTCCTGTGTCTTACGTCTTTGTACAATGCTGTTACGCTCTAGCACTATTTGCGTCCATAAAGCACTCTGTCCCTGATTAATAAAGTGCCATTTTAATTCTTCTTCTGCTTTATTTAACTCATGCAATTGCATTACAGTTGACATTGCCTGACTAGTATCAGAACTATACTTCTTTTTAGGGTCTTTAATGGCTTCTTTAGCCACTGCATCTTTAGCATCAAAGAACTTCATAACGTCATGCGTTATGCCCTGTACATCCTTACCCATCTTAATAGCAGCTTGAATACCTTTAATAGCCCCTTGAGCTATAGCAAACGCACTAATTGGGTCGATCATTCTTAGTCTCCAGTGTCCATCTGCAAACTCTACCATCCTTATCTAAAAACTCATTAGCTCCATACTTCTCACTAGGCAACACTACCCTACATACTAATACAATCTTTGTTTCAGTATTATTCCAAGGTGTATATGCTGATGCGAGTAGTTCAATCACTTGAATCCGTGGCTCTTTAAAAAGTCAATTAAGATATATGCTAGTGCAGCTAAAGCAGTCCATACTAAGCCACCTAGTGTTTTTTCAATAATTGCTTGACGTAGTTTAATAGATTGTTCCTGCCTATGGATAGCTAGTTTTACCCAACGTACCTCATCATCAGATAGGTTAGACGATGCTTTAAATGCTTCTGCAATATCGGCAATTAACTGAGTACGTTCATCTTGATTCATTATGCGTTACTCTCAGGCCAAGAAGCTGATACAGCCATGAGAGCAGGTACATCAGAGGCAGCAGCAATAGCAGCCAGCAGCCTGTCGCACTCTGTAAGCACAGCAGCACGGTAGGTCACTGTTGCAGCAGGGATAGCCACATCACGCTCTGCCTTGCGGATAACCATCCAGTCGGTTGCTGACAGCAATTGGTTTGCTGTGACCTTTGTCTGCGCTAGGTGGTTGCTTTTCAAGCCCTTCTGCACATAAGGCTCACCACCTTCAGGGGTCACTGTGAGGTCTTCCAACTGCTTTGGATTGTCTACACCCCAGTAGTAGCGGTCATCGTACCAAGGAGCGTCAGCCACCTCTGTAATGCCAATGGCAGCACGCTCCGCTTGGCTTGCAAGGCGCAGCCAGTTGGATGGATATTGCGTGTCGTTGTGGGTGAAAGGGCTGTCAACGCCCAATGGTGTTCCGTTTAGTAAAAACATGATGGTTCCTTTGTATCAGCGTGAATTTGCAAATTTAAACGGCACTTCGGCGAAGCAAGCATAAATGTATGTGTCACCGCTGCCGTTCCAAGTCACATTGGATGTTCTAATCTTAAAGCCGTTTGAAAGAATATCTAAAGCAGGAACAACATCTGCGGCTTCTGCGTCTGCTGTATTTGCTTCTAAATAGTTGTCAGCAGAATTAAAGGGGTTTCGTGAGGTATCGTGCAATTGCCAACTTTGTGCTGCTGATGACCTTTTTAGCATAATGAACCGAGGCCTCATGCCCGTATAAATAAAACTTCCGTCTGAGGAACCATTCCCCACATAACTGCCAAAGGCTGAATACCCTGCTACTGGGGCGAAGCAGTAGGTAACTTGCGTTACGCCTGAAGCATTAAGACCACCAACACTACTACCAATTGAGAACACCGTTGAGGTCGGTGCTGTATCGTTAAAATAAATGTTTGTTGTGGCTGCGTTTGTTAAGTCTAAAAACAAACCTTTTGTTGCGCCAATTGATTGATGATAAACAAACCAATTGCCAGTCGCAGACCGCTGTTTGGTAATGTACATCGCAGGAGCAACACCCAAGCCGTGACCTATTGTTGCGTTGGCATTAGTTCCTGTCCATGTCACCACGCTAAACCCTGCCGTAGTGTTAGCCGACACTGACGAGGTTATTGAGCCAGCAGTGTTAGAGACAGCAGTGCCTCCTGCTTTCCATTGCCAGCCGACATAAGTGGTAGAGCCATTGTTAAAAGCATTACTGCCACCAGCAAGGTTAAATCCGTTACTTGCAAAAGATGTGAAATATGCGGTGAAATTGGTTTCTGCATCAGTTAAGTTTGATGACAAAGAATACCCAGCACCCCTTACAGAATCGTTCAGCCAATGTGAAAAAGCACCACTTCTAGATTTAACCCATACAAAATCTGGCTGGAATGAAACGCCATTAACCGTGTTTGTGATAGCCTGTGTTCCACCATTTCCAGAGTAAGTCGTAGCCGCCATTGCCACTCGACCGTCAGGGATTGCATATGTTGTTGGCATAGTCTTATAGGTTGAAAGTGTTGAGGGCTACATAGCCGCTTGGGGGGGTGTAGGTGAATGGGCGTTGACCGAAGTTGGTTGCTTGTGTTGGCGCACCGCCATAACCACTTGTTGCAAACACCCAGCCACCATCATTTCCATAATACCCGTCTGGGGCCGTACTCAAGTTCAATGTGTACAGCAACGTATTGTTTTTGTACCATTTGACGGTTTGATTGTCCGCATCAAAAGCAATGGCAATCACATTGTTGTTTGTTGGTGCACTTGTTGTTGTAATTGTTGTTTGACTTGCCGCACCTTTAACAATTCCACCAACGTTGTCATACCCATATCCATACGATAAGCATTGATATGTAATATAGGAATTTGTTGCATAGGATTGCGCTGGCGACCTCATAATGCCAATAACTTGTCCTACATTCACGTTGCCTGATGCGCCCAATGTGATTTCTAAATAAAATTTTCCAGACGCTGGGAAATCCATAGTTGATTTAACTATGGAGTAATCACCAGAAAGCGTATACAACAAATTGCCTTGCGAAATATATGTTGCCGAACTATCTGTAAAAGTAGGCGCTAAAGGATTCAGCACAGCATAGTTAGCCGCAGTCGCACTGGTCAGCGTAGGTACATCGGTCATGCTGTCGTAGGTTGCACCCGCAGTTACGCTGATGTTGTTGGTTGTCCATGTGTTGCTGTTACCGCTAAAGTCGTTGCCAAGAGTGGCTGCGCTTGCGTTGTTGGTAAACGGCAGGTAGAAGCCATTAGTGCCGTATGTACCTGAATACTTTTTAGGCAGCCACTGGTTGTAGATGCTGAACGCACCAAACGATGAGGGGGTCAGGGCTTGTCCGTCAATGAAGTTGACTTCTGCTAGGTAGCCGTCAAAGTAGCGACCAACACCTGACGCCCAGTTGCGATAGCCAATGCCGTGAATTTGATTGTTGTTTATGCCGTAGTCTGTGTTTTGAACAGGGAAGGCATCACCAGAATCAGTTTGCAAAACTCCATTTACATACAACTTAAAGCGATCATCTTCTGTTGCTTGAGTTGTGTCTACAAGGCAAACAATGTGATACCAAGCAGAAGGGTCTCGAAAAACCATTGCTGAAGATCGTGTGCCTGAATAACTAGATAGATAAAACTTGTCATCGCTACCAAATCCAAATTCCATCCATGTATTTACAGAAGTTCCAACATCGGAACTCATCAATGCTTGATTTGAACCTAATGTTCCACGCTTAACCCAACCACTCCATGTCCAAGTCTTACGGTTTCCAGCACTTGCAGGAGTCCGATTCAAATAAGCACTTGCACTAGACCGAAACCGTAGGCTGCGGGTGAGGTTGTACCCATCATCGCCAGCAGCAATGAAGGGAATAGCATTTACTACACTCATTTCACATCTGCCATTAAACGAGCAGTGATGCGTGTTCCATTGTCCACATAGTAGGCAAGAATGTCAATAGAAGAAGCTGCTGTAGTGAGGGTAGGGGCTGTGCCTCCGGGAAACTTCCAATAGCTTCCGTAAGCCAAGGTACGACTTCCTGTACCATCTTGAGCAATACGAATAACACCACTTTGTCCTGTTGTCAGGTTTGTTGGGTTTGCCAATGTGCGACTACCACCGAGAGTAACAGAGAAGTTGTTAGCTACAGCAAAGTCAGGAGTGATGGTTGCACCATCAGTTAAGGCAGAAACAGTGCCACGCTGTGCTGCTGTAAAGCTCTGAGCCACGTCAGTTTTAGCTGTGTCAGCATCATAGGCTTGTACGTTTGTACCAATGGCAACACCAAGGTTTGTTCTAGCTGTTCCTGTATTTGCGAGGTCAGATAGGTTGTTTGCAGCAGCTAAGAAGCCAACACCTGAAACATAAGCAGCTACCCAAGCACTCCCAGTGTATAACCGCATTTCTGCCGCTACAGAGTTGTAATAAAGTGCTCCACCTACCAATGCATTACCGTCATTATCTAGAGTAGGGTCACTTGTCTTAGAACCAAGGTAGCGGTCGTCAAAAGAATCGTAAGCAGCTAGGGTTGCATCTCGTGCAGCTTCCGCTGCTGTAGCAGCAGATGAGGCTGTTGTAGCACTTGTAGAGGCATTAGTAGCCTGTGTAGTTGCAATACCTGCTTGTGTTGTAGCTGTAGATGCTGATGCAGTGGCACTAGAGGCTTGAGTAGTGGCTGTAGACGCACTAGAGGTAGCACTAGAGGAAGCAGAGGTAGCTGTGGAGGCACTTGATGTAGCGGAGGAGGCTGAAGCCGCAGCAGCCACCGCACTGTTTTCGGCAGCAGAGGCTGACGCAGCCGCCGCATCCGCACTGGCAACCGCATTACCTTCTTGTTCTAACAACCATCCCCTACTTACAGCATCCCCGTTATTTGTAGGGTCAGCCAAGTTGATTACTTTATGGCTGTTCATGTCTAAAGACACTTCCATGCCATTAGGCACAGTTCCGTCTAAAGACAAAGTGTTTTCGATGGCATCTTCAATAGCCTGAAAATTTGCATTCAGCGCATCAATAGACCCATATCTACTTCCAATTGATGTTAAAGTGAGTTTAGCCACCGTATCTCCTGTATTTGATGTTTACTTGTTAGGTTGCTTTGTATCTTACAAATCTAAAGTGTTACCTGCTACGCACGTAGTGTGTTACCTCAGAATTGTAAGGAAGTCATTTAAAGGCTGTTTTAAGCGATTTTAACACCGTGTGGCTACCTATCCCTTACCTTATAGGTCTAAGTGCCTTCTTGACCCCTTTAAAGAGTTTTAAACAATAGAGGTGGGTGGGTGGGAAACTACTCTTTTATCAATAATTCTATTAAGTGTTCTGAACTAGTTAATTTTTATGAGATAATTTTAAGGGTCATTGCAATATAAACACCAACCCCCTTACCCCCTTAGTACCCTCCAACACAAAATATGCCTATCGGCAAGGTGTTGTTTTTCTGCAACACTCCCTATTGACAAAGTTGTGAAAGTATGATACCCTAATATAGATATATATAGTTATATACTTATTTAACTAATTAGTTAATTAGTTATATATATATATATATAGTTATATAGTTATATAGCTAGTTAGTAATATAAGTAATTACTAGTATTACCACTATATAACCCCTAGTTACATAGTATATATCTATTATAATGTATAAGTATATTGTTATATATCAATAGGTTAACTGTATATGCATACAGTAGTTGATATTGTTTACTGCATATTTCCCCTAGATATTCCCTAGAATACGTACTACACCACTAGTAGAAGCGTTTTCTATGCGCCATGCATACCTATAACCCTACGTATTAGTCAACTATTATAGCTGTAAGGTTCGTGTAAGGTTCATCGTTTACATTTCAGTCATCGGTTCAACGGTGTTGTTTAAATACCACACTGTATGATGTAAGTTTCACGTAAGAATTGGAGTATATAATGAATGACGTTATGTTAGCACTGGGAATTATTGTTATTCTTATCGGCTTAATATCTGTTATCGTTAGCCTTGCAGAGAATAACCCTAGATATTGAAGGTTATTATTCTGTAAGTTTGGTGTAAGTTTAGTGTGTATAATGAGTTGCAACGAAGGGTTACTAATAATAATCCAAGGTAATGAAGTTTACCAAGTTGTAAGTTTCATGTAAGGTTAGTAGGTTAGAATGCAATCAAGGGTTAAATGATCGAGTTTGACCTAGTGACTGTAAGTTTCATGTAAGTATTGCATGTTACTATCGGGGCACTGAATAAGGGAATACGTACCCCTCACAAAACGTGTGCGAAGGCTTTGACTATGGTAAGACAATATCCATACGAGTTCGCTAGGTCAACGATAGTTGGAATACTATCAGGTAAAACCCTTATGGCATAGGGGATATGTTACCAAGAAAATCCAAGGGTTTTCTATAGTGTTACTAGTAATAGAGCACTATAACCAAGCCCTAGTAAATCAAATCAAACTGTAAAGGAATACAAAATGTCATACGAATCACAACTACGTGCAGCTCTTAGCGAATCCAAGGATGCAAAGGATGCATCACGTACAGCCGGAGAGGGTATCTGGGCAAATTATGTTAGAACAACATGCTTCCCTAATACCCCTACTAATGTAGAAGAATTTAACGCAAAGCATAAGCAAGTAGTAGACAATCTAGATTCTATACGGGAGTTAACCAAGGAAGAAAAGAATAGTTTGCGCTCTGCAAAATCTGTAATCGGGAAAGCCATTACTAGTAACGTGGACGTGTGGAAACGTTATGATGATGGATTCATTACAATGGAAGATGGTAATCCAATGCCCAAGGGTAAGTCAGAATTGAATGAAACCAAATCTGATTATGATCGTATGGTTAGCTTTATCGAGCAAGCCCAAAAGAAATACGATAGCGATACACTGGAAGCATTCACAGTGGAACAAATGTCAACTCTTGCAGATATGTATGCGGCACTGGCTCACCGTATGGTGGAAGATTACCAAGCAGCACGTAACAACTAAGCAGAATGCCCCTAGAGATAGGGGCGTTACTAGTAACACATTAGGAATATAAAATGTCACATGTATATACAGGATTCACATTGGTTCTCGCAACTCTAGCACTGGCAACTAGCCTTAACATTATGATACCTGAAGGTAACTGGCTATCATTACTAGTAATCATTGTATCAACTGCTACAATTGTTACAGCACTACGTAATTTAAAAGGACGATAGTATTGTACGTACATATAAACGTTACTAGTAACAAGGTGGACAACATGAGTATACAAGATATAGCAAATGCATTCGTTAACGGTCAACGTGTTGCATGTCATAATAGTAAGACGGACGGACAAAGCTACTGGTTACACGGTAACAAGATAGCGGAGAAGGGCACGGGAGGGTCTGTCATCATCAATTGGTGTGGCTGGTATAGTGTAACCACAGCTAATCACCTGAATCATATTGCAGTGGCATGTAAGGTAGGGCACAGATTTTCTCGGAAGATAGCACGAGATAACCACAGTAGCACGGAGATATTACATAATGGACTTACTTAACAAAATAGTATTACTAGTAGTAGTAGTATATCTAGCATGGTTTACATGGGATGTATGGTATGGAGAATAGAGTAGTAACCTTTAAAAATATGCACGAAGTAGTTAAAAAGATGGAGGAAATTGACGAATTCTTTAACAAGGATATTAGTGATGAAGCAGTAGAAAATTGGCTAGATAGCGAGTATCACCGCATATTCGTTACCTATGTGTACCCTGACGTATCAAAGGTGATGTAATGTATAAAGTATATAACCATAACGGTACGTTTTTAGGTGAGTTTCTGACACTTAAAGCAGCAGTAGCAGAAGCGAAATACTATAAAGAACAGACAGGTAATGTTGCCTATGTAGATATGCCAGACTAAGGAGCTATAATGAATTACTTAGACGTAGTTAATTTTGAAACTTATGTTGCGGGATGCTCTAAAAATAGTGGTGTAAATGTATTGTGGGATACACCAGACAGCACACCCCGAACTGATGGTAAGACTATGTGGTTGCCACTAATTACTAGCACTAGTAGTAGTGAGTGGTTAACACGTATGCGGTATTTTGTAAAGCACGAGACAAGCCACATTGTATACAGTGACTTTAGTATTTTACAAAAGTACAGGCCAGTAGGATTACTTGCACTTATTAATAACATACTAGAAGATCACCGTGTAGACTACACTAATGATGGTGTGTATGCCGGAGATACTATTACTAGTAACAAGTTTTGGATACTGTATACTGACGACATTGTTAAGCGCACCATTTCTACGGACAAGGAACTAGTCAAACAGCAAGCACTTACACTGCCATTATTTGTGTGGGATGCCACACTTAGAACATGGATTGACAATGCACGAGAGACACGAGACACACTTGCAGTGTTGCTAGATGACGATGGCATTGTACGTATGCACAAGTTAGAAGCATTCACAGATGAACTACTGGCACTACGTGCAGATACTAGTGCAGATGTAGGTGAGAAGGTGATGGACTTAGCTAAACGTATCTTAGCTGCACTGTATGACGAAGACCCTGAGAAGTACACAGAGAAGGAAGATGCAAAGGGTAAGGCAGGTAAGGGTAAGGGTAAAGGTGATGGGGAAAGCGAGAGTGATAGTGCAGATAGGTTACTAACCGTTAAGAAACTAATGGAAGATATTGGGCACGACCATAAGCCTAGCCGCACAGGTATTCACCTAGAGATGGAAGCACCTAGCCGTGGTGCATACACTATCCCTAGACCTAGCGACTATGTGGTAGTACGTTTTCCAATGTTACACAAGGAAGTTAAGCGTACACCTAGCCCACACTTTAGAGCACATGTAGTAAACAACTACGTTACTAGTAACGCTACTCAACTAGCTAACAAGTTACGTATGAAGTTACAAGCACGTAGCAGGGACAGGTATGAGTATGGCTTAAAGAAGGGTAAGCTACACACAGGTAGTCTACACAAGTTAGTCACTGGAGATGGCGAACAATCTACACGAGTATTTCGTAAGCGTATTGTAAGTGATACACTTGATACTGTAGTATCTTTGTTGGTAGACTGTAGTGGTAGCATGTCAGGTAACAAGTTTGAGATGGCATGTGCAGGTGCAGGGGCTATGGCAGCAGCACTAACCCCACTAAATATTAAGTTTAGTATCTATGGATTTACTAACACTGACGGTAGAGATGACCCTATTATATGGGTGTTCAATGACTTTGGTGAGAGGGTTAATCAGACAGAGTTAGTTAGTAGATTTGCAATTGCAAGTGGTAGTCTATGGGAAAACACAGACGGAGATGCCCTAGCATATGTAGCGCACCAATTAAAGATGCGTAAGGAACAGCGTAAAGTATTACTAGTATTATCTGACGGTAGTCCGGCAGGTAGACGTATGGCAGGTGATATTTCAGCTTACACTAAGCAGGTAATTGATAACATAGAAAGTAGTGGTATAGATATACATGGTATTGGTATTTGTGATAGTAACGTGTCTCATTACTATACTAACCACGAAGTAGTAGAAGATATAAAAAGTTTAGCACCAGCGATTCTTTCAACATTAGATCGGAGTATGTAACATGGCAGAGATGAACGACAAAGTAGCTAAGGCATTAGCAGCACACTTAGGTAAATTACCAGCAACTAGTGCACCTATTGCACCCGTAGCACCAGTAGTAGCACACGAGGTAGTAGTAGGGACAGGTCAGACACTGTACAGCACCGTGTTTGGGTACAAGCCTAAGTTTGGTGACTTTGCAGTAACTGTATTGCCGCCTAATTCTGATGCAGATATTAATCGGTTGATTCCTATTGCCGATACTGACTATGTAGTGCAGCAAGAAGAAGCAGCATTACTAGTAGCAGGTATTGAGGATGGTGATAAGAGTTTGATTACTGGGCCAACAGGTAGTGGTAAATCATCGCTCATTAAGTATGTGTGTGCAAAACTTAACCGCCCATTCATTCGTATCAACATGTCAGGTGACGTAGAGAGTGCAGCACTATTCGGTACGCTAACAGCAGGTGGTGGCTCTACTAAGTGGCAAGATGGGGCTATCACAGAAGCATGTAAGTATGGTGCAGTGTGCTTAGTAGATGAGTGGGAACTAATGCCTCCAGAGATTGCAATGGGATTGCAGAATCTGTTAGAAGATGGTGGTAGTTTGTATCTCAAGGAAAAGCCCGGTACTAGTGCTGACCGCACGGTTATCCCTAATGCACAGTTTAGACTAGTGTTTGCGGGTAACACAGTTGGACAAGGCGACACTACAGGGGCTTTCTCAGGTGTTGGTGTGCAGAACACCGCTACCATTGACCGTTTCACTAACACTGTACGCCTAGATTATCTCTCTGCTAAACATGAGATTGATATTATCAAGGGCAAGAGTAACGTAACTGTTGCTGTAGCTACCATGATGGTGCGACTTGCAGGATTAGTACGTAATGCGTATAGTGATGGTAAAGTAGGACTAACAATGTCACCACGTACCCTGATTAACTGGGCACGTAAGTGTCATCGCTACGATACTAAGTATGCGCTCACAGTTGCATTTGTTGAGAAACTTACACCTAATGACGCTCGGTCAGTAATGGAATTCTACAGCAAGGTGTTCGGTGATTGATGTTACTAGTAACACAGATGGCAGACTCACGAGGGTCTGTCATCACTAACACTATTTTAATTGGAGATTTACATGGCAGATATTTCAAAGTGTGAAGGGCACGGTTGCCCTATTCGTACAGAGTGTTATAGGCATACTGCACAGTCTTCTGAGCATTGGCAAGCCTATTTGATACACATCCCATACGATCATGCAACAAAAGAATGTGAAATGTTCTGGGATAATGTTGAGTATACTAAACAAAACAACAAGGAGTAAGTAATGGCTACTGCATACGGACGTGATGCGCTATCAGAAATTACTAGTAACTATCCTGACTACGAAGACTTAGACGAAGGTAAAACTGTAAAGGTAGATCACAGCACGTGTTCAGCAGGGGTTGATAAACGTAAACGCTTTGGTCTTAAACGTGTAGATGATGCCTACTTGTATCATTGTTTTAATTGTGGAGATAGCGGATACTTTAGACCAAGAGAAACGTTAAGCCGCATGTCACTTATGACAGGTATAGATACTAAGCGAGTGTCTAAAGAAGATTGCATTAAACAATACTATAGTGCAGAAGAAAACTATAACAATTTTGACATTAGAGGTCAGTTGTGGTTAGGTCAGTACGGATTTGATTATGATTTGTGTATCAAGTACGGCATTAAGGAAACAAGTACAGGTATCATTTTGCCGATACACTCTGCTACAGGGTTAGTACAAGACTACCAAGTACGTAGGTATTCACTACTACCGAAATATGTAACGCACAGGACAAACAAGAATGCACAGGTGTTACTTGGCAGTATAGAAAAACCAATAATAGTTGTAGAGGATTTACTCAGCAGCTACAAGTTACATTATGCAGGGTTTACCACGGTATGCTTGATGGGCACATCATTCTCTATGACAACACGAGTGGAGACAGGGCTTGACAGAACAAAGAGACTTGTGTTATGGTTAGATGATGACGCAGCAGGACACGCAGGTGCAGCTAAGTTGTACAGAGAGCTATCACCTATGTTTCTTAATAGTATTACTAGTATTAACATGCAACAGCCAAAAGAAATAGACATGAACGACTTACTAACAATGGAATTATAAATGTCATACGATATTGATTTGCTACATGTAGTTAGAGATAAAACTACATACAACAGGTTTAAAGACCATGTAAAGAAATACAATGTATCTTCTATTACCTTAGACATATTCAACACACTAGGTGAGTACTGGGATAACTACCCAATGCGCTTGGAGGTTGACTATGATGAGTTTAGAACATTCTATTTCATTGTGCGAGGGAAAAAGATTAAGGATGCATCACTATATGAGATGGCATTCGATAACCTTAAAGATAGTGAGACTGCACCAGTTAAGCCCATTGTTAAGGATATTCTAGCCAAGCTAATTGAAACAGATTACGCTACACGTATCTATGATGTGTGTGTTAAGATAGGTACAGGGTCAGGTGGTGAACTAACTTCCATTGAGCCACTACTATCAGACTATAAGAAAGAAATTGGTGCAAGCGTAGACAAGAGTGATGTGTTTGTTAGCCCTAGCCTTACCTACTTAACACGTGCAGTTGCATCAGGTGGGCTTAATTGGCGACTACCTGAGTTGAATGTAGCACTAGGCCCACTACGTAAAGGTGACTTCATTATCATTGCAGCACGACCAGAGACAGGTAAGACAACATTCACAGCTAGTGAAGCTAGTTACATGATGCCACAGTTACCGTCAGACGAGCATGTGATTTGGATTAACAACGAGGAAGCAAGTAATAAGGTTATGATGCGTGTGATACAGGCATATCATGGCATCACAACAGGGGCACTAGTAGCAGATGCAGCTAGATACGAGAAAGAGTTTACTAGTAACGGTGGTGATAGATTTTTAGTACTGGATGACGATAGCGGCATTAAGGGAGTCAATAAAATTAGTACGCTATTCGCAGAGTTTAAGCCCGGACTAATTATCTTTGACCAGTTAGACAAGGTGCATGGTTTCGCTAATGAATCACGAGATGACTTACGTATTGGTAAACTGTATGAGTGGGCACGAGACATTGCAAAAGAGTATTGCCCAGTGATTGCTATCTCACAGGTTGATGGCACAGGTGAAGGTGAGAAATGGATTCAGATGAATCAGTTACGAGGTAGTAAGACAGACAAGATTGGTGAAGCTGATGCGATTATCACAATCGGCAAGAGTAATGAACCCGCTATGGACTTACAGCGATTCATTCACGTACCCAAGAATAAACTATTTGGTGGAAAGGATTCTCTTGAGGCGCATAGACATGGGTGTTTTGAAGTAGAAATTGAACCAGCAAAAGCGAGGTATAAATCAAAATGGAAAGTAAAGTAAACCACACATTACGTGTAGGAGATGTGTTCGTAGAAGACGATGGTTGGGGTAAGATGTGTATGAGAGTAAGTCTTGGTAGTACTGGTGTAGGTTTTTTTGCACATGTATCTACTGACACACTAGCGGCTGCTATAGACACAACTAAACCGATGAAAGAACTGACTATAGGGAAGCATTGGGAATTTCTATTCAATGTATGTGATATGTTTAGAACAGCTACAGAGGCACTATCAAATGCAAACACTAGTACTTGACTTAGAAACCACGGTTAATTGCCCTATAGGAAGCCATACAGCTAACCCTATGTGGCTAGGTAATAAGGTTATCTCTGCCGGATGGATGGATGTAGATGAGGACAACGTAGTAACTGCGTATAAGAAAGAAGGACTCGATGAAGCATTACTAGTAACGTCTATGGGTATCACGGAATCTACTCTAGTGGTTGGTCAAAACATTAAGTTTGACTTATTATATCTATACCGTAACAACTTAGACAAGTTACCTAGACTATGGGATACACAACTGGCAGCGTACATATTGTCAGGACAACAGCATTTGTATGCAAGTTTAGATGAGTTAACCATTGAGTATGTTGGCAAAAAGTTTGTTAAGGATGACAGGATTAAGAACTACTGGAAAGCAGGTGTGCTCACAGAAGATATTCCACGTGCTGAGTTAGTAGACTATATGAAGTGTGACGTACTAAACACCGCAGCTATTTTTAAAGCACAGTTTAAGGAAGCTGAACAAGCAGGTGTGTTGACGTTAATACTTACACAGATGGACGCACTACGTGCAACTACTGAGATGAACCGTAATGGTATGCGTGTAGATTGGGCATACGTAGATGCATGTCGTATTAGTTATGGGCATCAGATTGATTCATTAAACAAGGAGATTACTAGTATTGCACCAGACTTAGACTACATGAGTAACAAACAACTTTCACTGTATTTCTTTGGAGGAACTGAGAAGTATACAGAACGCACGTTAGTTGGTGAGTACAAGAATGGTAAGCCTAAGTTTAAGAATGTAGAACTTGAGCGTACTATTGACGGTAGGTACGGTGCTATTGCAGAAGTAGGTAAGAGTGGCTACTACAGTGTAGATGACGTTGTACTAGACACACTGCACAAAGCAGGAGATAGTGTTGCAGAACTTATTCTACGCATACGTAAGTGCAAGAAGATTAAGGAGACATACTACGAAGGACTGTCATCATTACGTTTTCCATCAAACAATATTTACCCTAACCTTAACCATTGCGCTACTAAAACAGGGAGACTAACAGCTAACAATCCTAACTTACAGAATCAGACAGACGAAGGTGGCGTTAAGGCAGCTTACGTAAGTAGGTTTGCTGATGGTAAGATACTAGAACTTGATTACTCTCAACTAGAGATGGTTGCATTGGCTTACTTAGCTAATGATAAACAACTCATTGAGGATATTAATAATGGTAGAGATATGCACAAGGAACTGTACAAAGGAATGTATGGACGCTATCCCACAGATGCTGAACGTAAACCATTTAAGCGGTTTAGTTTCTTGTTAGTGTACGGTGGAGGGGCTACAACGCTGATGGCACAGAGTGGTTGTGATGTAGCTACAGCTAAGAAGTTTATCCGTACTTTCTATTCTAGATATAAAGGAGTAAAGGCATACCATGAAGAAATAGTTAAACACGCAGAGAAGAATGTAGTAATAACATATGATGAGGCTAAATCAGGCCCTATATACACATACTTTCACGAAAGCCCAACAGGTAGGCACTACTTATTTAAGAAGTATCCCAGTGAGTACCGTAAAGGAGAAATGACATTCTCCCCAACAGAACTAAAGAATTGGCCTATTCAGGGCTTTGCAACAGGTGACGTAGTACCTATGATGGTAGGTACTTTGTTACGTGAGTTAGAGAAAGCTGGCATTAGCAGGTCTGCATTACTAGTAATGACTGTACATGATAGTGTGGTGCTTGACACAACAGAAGAAGTAGTGTATAAGGCAGCTTGTATAGCAAAACAAACGCTTGAGAATGCACCAGCGTATTTAAAAGCGTATTTCAACATTGACTTTCCATGCCTATTAAAAGTAGGTGTGGAAGTAGGTGATAATTGGCAAAACACACAGGAGTTAGAAATTAAATGAGTTACATTGTAGAAGACATCCAATCCAAAGACGTAAACACAAAGTTTGGCCCTAAGCCAGCATTTTCTATATATGCGAATGGAGAACGCTATTCTTACGGTTTTAAGAAGCCTATGTTCAAAATAGGAGATACTATTGACTTTCAGTATACTGAGAACACCTATGGTAAGAACGTAGATTTAGCATCAGTACAGCTTTTAGCCAAGGGAGAAGGCGCATCTACGGCTACCCCTGCACCTACTACTGCAAGTCCCAGTAAAGCCCCATACAGCCCTCCTACACGCCCTTTCCCTATCCCTGCTCTGCATGGTGATCGTGCCATTGTTCGACAGAATAGTCTTAGCAACGCAGTGAACTTATTCCGTGAGGATAAAGAGATTGCTAAAATGGCAGGTGAAGACCGTGCCAACATCATCATTGACATTGCACGTATGTTTGAAGCATACTCATGTGGTGATTTGGATATGGAAAAAGCATTGGTGATGGCGAAAGCAGACGCATGAAAAGTATTAACTCTTTAGTGGATGACATTTACTCTGTAGTGGGAGGCACTTTGCCTAACGCTACTAGTAATTCCACTGTTAGTGTAGACTATGACAAATGGTTTACACCACGGGATAGTGCACGAGAGAAGAACATACTGTACTTTAGCGAGGTGGGCGACCCTTGCCCACGTAAGCTATGGTACAAGTATAATAGTCCTACCATTGCGGAGAAACCTGATGGTAAACTATTGCTTAAATTCTTTTACGGAGACATGTTAGAGGAACTCGTACTGAAAGTATCTGAGAGTGCAGGGCACACTGTAGAGAAACAGCAAGAACGTGTGCTCTACGATGTTGGTGATGGCTGGTATGTACGAGGCCGCATTGATGCTGTAATCGACAACACAGTGGTAGACGTTAAGAGTGTTACTAAGTTTTCAGAAGAAAAGTTTAAGAAAGGACTTGTTGACGACCCATTTGGATACTATCAACAACTAAACGGATATGCTGCTGCCCTTGATATGCCTACTGCTGGTTTTCTTACTATCCAAAAAGAACTAGGGCATGTTAACTACTATCCCATAGAAGTTAATAAGGGATTGTTTGCACACCAAGCACAGAGTGCAGTTGAGACAGTTACTAGTAACATTGATTCTATTCCTCGACTAGACCCAGTGGCACAAAGTAAGACAAGTAAGAATAAGAAACTATGTACTTCATGTAGTTATTGTTCTTTTAAATCAGAGTGCTGGCCTGAGATGCGTACTTTCTTGTACTCGTCAGGGCCAGAATATTTAGTAGAGGTGGTAGATGTACCACGAGTTATGGAGATTGTATGAGTATTTTCACACGTTCTAAAGCAAAAAGTGTACGTAAGTTTATTGACAACAGTTCAAAGTATGTATCTTGGCAATCAGAAAATGATGGTGACTGCCGTATTTCCATCCATGATGGACGTTCAGTTGTAACTTTCCATGAGTGGGTACACACAGGTGAACCATCGACACTAGCTGCATTTGATAAGTCAATGGGGATTCTAGTAGATGAGATTAATGCATTCCGTAAATCAGTAAAAGAAACTAAAGGAAATAAATAACATGTCAACCTACACATTTCGACACGTAGTAGAGAATGAAGACTACCAAGAGTTTGATACTATTGAGTACCCTAAAAATAAAGAAGTTTTAATTAACTTTGAGATTAGTGAAGGCACACGGTGGGATAACGTCATGCTTGAGTTTGCTAAATTCTTAGACATGGTAGGCTATGTTGGTGTGTATGAAAAAGTACAGACTCGCATTGACGAAGAATGGAAGTTTCTTACAGAGGTTTCAGATGAAGATACAAGTGAGAACACGTAACTGCTACACTAACTGTGGTTACTACAAGTGTAAGAATAACATTCTTAGAGTACTGGAGGTGGGATAATGGAAACAGTAGATGAAGCTATGGCTATATTTTTAGCACAAGGTGTGGATGTAGAGCCTCGCTATGGAGCACAGATGGTTAGTGTGACGTATAGTGGTAGTAGGTATCAGTATTTCCCCACTACAGGTAGGTGGGGCGTGTATAATAAGCATACTAACTACCCATACAAACACTACAGTTCCAAAGACACACAAGATTTTATAGATAGGTTTTTGTTTAAAACAACAGAGAGTACGGTATGAAAATACTAGTAATTCCGGATTGTCAGATTAAGGAAGGAGTACCTACTGAACACTTGACATGGGCAGGGAAAGCTATTTGTGAGTACCTGCCTGATGTTGTTGTGAACATAGGAGACTTTGCAGACATGCCTAGTCTATCCACACATGACAAAGTAGGTAGTAAATACTTTGAAGGTCTACGGTATAAGAAAGACATTGATGTAGCAAAGAATGCTATGCAACAACTTCTATTGCCCCTACGAGACATGCAAAGTAAGCAGAAAAAGAATAAGGAAAAGGTTTACAAGCCACGTATGGTGATGTTGATGGGCAACCATGAAAATCGTATTGAACGTGCTGTAAACAATAACCCTACTCTTGAAGGATTAATCTCTACTAAAGACTTATGTTACGAAGATGATTGGGAGGTACATAACTTTCTACATCCTGTATTCATTAACGGAGTTGGGTTTAATCATTACTGGCCTGTAGGTGCTATGGGACGTCCTGCTAGTAGCCCTAATGCTATTATCACTAAGTTGCATATGTCATGTGTTGCTGGACACCAACAAGGTAAGCAAGTAGCCTATGGTAAACGTGCAGATGGTAAACCTATCTGTGCTATAATCGCAGGTAGTTATTACTTACATGACGAAAGTTATATGGACAAACTTAGCAATCGTCATTGGCGTGGATTACTAGTAATGAATGAAGTGGAAGATGGTCACTTTGACGAGATGTTCCTAAGCATCGAATACTTGGGAAGAAAATATGAACTATAATGATAAGCTATTTGCAGTGAAACAATTCATTGAGGAAAACTTTGATGACCCTGTTGAATTAACTATGGCACTAGGACTAACTGTAGAAGACTTCATTAGACTGCTACCTGACGTTCTAGTTTCTAACTATAGTATTTTTTATCCTACACATGACTACACAGAAGAAGACACGATTGAAATCAACGAAGAAGACCTTGGAGTTGGAGAAGATTGGGAAGACACGTAAGCGTGAAGTAATTAACACTGAGCAAAAACGTGATTGGGAAACACAGGTAAAAGACTTTAAAAAGCAACGAGAGGAATAGCATGAAAGAAGCATTGAAACTTGCGCTTGAGGCGTTGATGGACAATGAGCATTATGTTGCAGAGAACGAACGCCACGCCTATGTTGTTCTGTACAACGAAGTCATTGATAAATGCAAAGCAGCCTTGGCACAGGACGAGGCAAGCTCGTCAAGGGCAGCACAACCAGCACAAGAGCCTTGGGTGGGGCTGACGGATGAGGAGATTGACTACCTCTATGTTGAACATCGGGGTGACGGTGGGCCAACAGCAATATGCGAACAATTTGCCCGAGCCATCGAAGCCAAACTCAAGGAGAAGAAC